TGGATTAGGAGTGAATGTAGTATTGTCTTCAGAGAATTCAAACTTATAGATTAGAGAACCAACAGAATCAATACTTACTAGTCTATCTTGAGAACTAACATCAAAGAAACTAGAACTAGGAGTTAGTTCGTTTGCTGTAGAAATCTCAGTTGCATAATCATAGAAAATAACAATCGATTGTGTTTCTCTATCATATGACTGAATATATCCAGAATATGCACCAGTAAAGATCTGTTGATTAGCAGAGAAATTATATTTTGGTTTGTATAGAGTAACAGGTTGATCATTATAATGGTCAATATCAGATGTTCCCTCTCTGCCTCTAATAACAGTGAGAACTTGTCCACTAATAGAAGAAATTTCTAGAACTTCACTACCAATAGAGATAAGATCACCATCAGCATACCTTGTGCTGTCCTTTACAGTAACTTGTGTTTGACCAGCAGCAAAACCAACGTGATCTACAAATACAACTAACCTTTGTGTGCTTTGTGATGCACCAGATCTTACCAGATCCTCATCAGCAACAGCAAGGTAATCACCTTTAGCATATCCAGATCCCGCATTCTGTAATTGTACACTGGATACAATGCCAGCATCAGATACTGTGATGGATGCTGTAGCACCTGTGCCTGATCCACCAGTTAATGCAATATTATTATATGTACCAGCAGTATAATCTGCACCACCATTCAAGATCTCAAATCTACCAATACCAGTAAAGTCAATGGTAGAGTTTGCTTCTGGTGCAAGAAGATTTGCTGTTTGATAAATTCTTTTTCTTACATAGTAAGTTTTATTTTTAGTAGCATCGTCTGGATTGATATCAACATCTACTTTATCACCAATTCCAAGACCATGTGCTGTAGTTGTCTCAACCAGAGCAACACTTTGATTAACTTCAAATGGTTCTAAGTTATCACTTAACGAAGTAAGTACAATAATTCTAGAACCGATGGTATCAAATAGATTGCTAGACTGTAAGAAGAAATCATCGTCAACTCCCCATGTTCCACCAGTAACCTTGATCTTGACTACATTCTGCTTGTTTGTTCCTTCTAGAATTTCAGCAGTTGTAGTAGATGGATCAATACCATTTGTTAGAGTTACAGTAGCACCTTCTGTATAAGAACTATCCTGATCCAAGAGAAGAGAGAATGTCTTAATGTCAGCAGAGAATGTACCAGTAGTATCAAACGTTCCATTGACATTCTTAAGAACAATGGTATTGTCACTACGAACTGTACCGACAATTTCACCAAAAGCACCAGAAGATGGTTGTCTTAATGTATCGTTCTCAAATAGATATGCAGTCTGAATTGTAGTTAACTTAACTACTTTAGTTTCTTTACTTTGCAGATAATCAACAACTTTACCTTTTACTGAAGAAACGTTTGCTTCTGCTTCGCTACCTTCTGTACCTAGGTTGTTAAAATATACTTTATTATTAACAGAGAAATTGTTTGATGATGCAATACTCTCAATGGCATCAATAGTTCCTGATGTTACATCAGAAATACTACCAATAAATCCTTCACCATTCCTAGGCATACCAGGAATGTAGTAACGCTTAGCATTCTTAGGAACATCATTTTGATTGATGTTAGAATTGTAATTACTATCTACTGGCAGTGAGTAGAAATTAGCACCTAGAATGTATGGGAATTGCGGTACTTGATTGCTATCAATAGTAAGGAAATAAGCATAAGTTCCTTTCGGAAATTCTGGGGTAATACAAAATCGTCCATTGTTTTCGTCTAATGACCCGCTCTTATGAGTGTAAGTGTAATCATTGACAAAAGAACCAAGGGGATACGTGCTTACATTTGGACCGTTGCTACGGGTGTTGTTCAGTCCATAACTAGAAGTCATCCTCACTATGGGGGATGAAACATCTAGTGGATTTTCATGACCGAATGGACCATAGATTGGATTACCATCATAAGCAAACCCTAGGATAGGTGAATGAGTTTTGTTTGCAGGTTCAGTCCCTGCGCTGTTGATATTATCGCTTAGAGCAACTCGTAGTGCTTTTGGATTAGCAACATAACCATAACCATGCTCTAGAACATTATTATAATTTGGGAAGACATAACCATTTTCGGTATCAAGATTAGTTCCAATCTTTGCATACCTATTGAAATTCCATTCCTTAAGTAAAGGATTTGCAGATGCACCTTCACCAACTGGAATAATGTCTACCTTAACAGTATTTTGATTGTAGAAGTTACCCTCATCTACAGTTTCAAAACCAGTTAGTTCACCTTGTGCATTAACAATAGATGTAAAACTAGCAAAACGTCCTCTACCCGCCATGTCAGTAATTCTGACAACAGGTGGTGTAGAGTAGTATTCACCAGGATTATCAATCTGTAGAGATGTTACCTTGCCACCAGTGACTACTGCACGAACTACTGCTCCTCTACCAGAGGTAATTTCAATGGTTGGTGTTTTAGGGAAAATAGTTGTAGTGTTAACAATAATACGTTCTACAACTTGACCAGCAAGAACTGCAATCGCTTTGCTAGGAACTTGATCAACTAGAACAAATGGAGGATCATTATATCCTCTACCTTGTGTGTCAACCTTAATTTCTTCTAATACACCATAACGAATACTTTCTGCGTCTCTATAACTATATCCTCTTACACCATTAAGGAAAATAGAAGTATCTGCTTTTGGTGTTTGATATCTTTCGGTAGATGTAGTTGCTTCTTTTCTGATCAAACGTAGAATGTTTTGATCTAGCAACGTATCACTTACTAAAGATCCATCTAAGATTTTATGTGATGGATATCCAGAAGACGTGATATAATAATATTGATCATCTTCATGGATAGATGTTACGTTAGTTGTTACTTCATTTAGAGAAGTGGCAACTGCAGGTAGTGTAGGAATGTTTACGGAAGAACCATTATCTAACAACCAACGTGTCTGATTGGTTGTAATGTCAATAATTTTTGGATCTGCTGTTTCAAAACCAGGATTGGATACTAAGATTTGATCACCAACAGAAGAATATGGTTGAGTATCAAGAGTTTCTAGGTTGTATACAATACCAAGGACTAGCATTGTAACGCCAGAACCAGTAACGGTTACTGGTTTGTATACTTCAGTACCAGAAGGATATGTTAGTGCGCTAGATGGTTGTCTATTTTTGATAATAAACTGAGTTGCGTTCTTCTGATCAAACTCAATAGTCTCGTCACCAATTAGAATAGATCCTTTCTTACCCCAACCATTTGTTGAGAATACATTAATTCTATTCCCCGAAGTCGCAGTCCCTGACAGGGATCTCGCGAGTTTAGTTTTTGTAGATACAAAGAAATCACCGTTGACAGTCTCAGGAGCAAGAATGATGTTATAGATTTGCTCACCGTCTCTAGTGCCATCTGCTTGTACATTATCTACAGTAGCAGATGCAAAACCATATTCAGTCGTCTCTGCCTGAATAACTGGTTTACCAATCAGTAATTTAGGATCGCCACTAACAATCTTACATTTTAGGGCATAATTGCTGATCCAATCAGCATTAGAAGACTTATATGTAAAATCTCTTGGTTTATAAGTCTCTGGTTTATCTCCATCAGTAGATACAATAGTATTGAAGATAAACTGAATAGAACTCTTAGTTCCTTTTGACTTGTAGAACTTCTGAATGTTCTTAATAAGGGTTCTCTTGTCTACTTCACCTCTGAGATACTTCTCAGGGAAAGAACCTAGGTATTGCTTTTCAAAGTTCTTGACTAGTGCATACAGGAATAGGTTACTTACATTGTAAACCTTTTGTCCTGCAACGTGCGCTGCGGCATCTGTACTAGTAAAATTGCTTGCTTCATATAAGTCACCAAGAGATGTGTTGCCACTAACACCGCGAGAGCATTCTTGGAACTCAGTGTCTGTCCTGGTAGCATAGAAGATGATCTCATCATCAATGCGGATGTATCCGTTCTTCTTTGGGAAGGATTGTGCATCTGTAACAGTGATTGTAGTATCGCTGTTAGTAATTGCCCCTGCTAGAACATCGTGCTGCTTGAGAATACTCTTCTCGTAGAAATCGATGTCGGCATACTTCTGAATGTTATTAATAACATCCAAAGTGCCACCTTGCACCTCCTGTGCTTCGTAATACTTCTGAACGAACTTACTAAACAGTTCGTATTCATCAGAAATAAAAGCAGGAAGCTGCGTCTCGATCAGAGTGGAAATTCTCTTAGTCTTTACAGCAGGCATTTACTTTACTCTTTGTATGCAGTGAACGAAGAATTCGCAACGTCAACGTCAAGATAAACCTCACGGAGTGCCTTGATATCATTAGAAAGGGGTTTTACTCTAACAGAAATGCGATTATCAAAGAAACTACCCTTAATGATTGTAAGGGCATACATTTTCAGTTCACCATTTACATAATCAATATCGCCAATATCGCTGTCGAGGACAACTTTTTCACCAGTTACGGTATCTAGTCTATATAGGACAATTTTGCCTGCCCTGTCTTCGACATACACATCGAAATTAGGATATTCAGTAACCCTAAAACCAGTAGATGATAGAACAGGATCGTCGCAGTCAGTGTCGAACGTATTTTGGAAACAAATTTCATAATAGGATGTAGAGTTTAGCAGAGGAATGAAATCTTTCCTCATTGTAACAGATGTTAAGTTAGAATTGATAGCACGGTCTGCATCATCGATTACAGCAACCGCTTTACTATATCTGAACTTACCATTAAACCTTTCAGTATCACTTGTATCAAGATAAGACTGCACTGAACCAATTACAGTGTCTCTGATCATTGCAGGTGTCGCATCAGTCTTAGTTCTGTCGTAGTAGATCTTACTAGACAATTCAACATATAGAATTGAAGGATCAACTAGTACAGGTTCTACAGATGCTACTGCATACTTCTTCAATTCAGTGACAATATTGTTCTTTGTCAGTGAAGTGAGGTAACTTGCATCCTTTGGTTTCAATGCAATGAATACTTTGCCATACTCAGGTGGAACTTGGTCCTCTCCACCAAAGATGATGATATCGCTAGTTGCTGGATATACTTTACGGACAATTGTCTCATAGTCCTGAGCGGTTACAGCACGGTCCTGTGTGCCGTATGCCTTAGGAGCGGTATATTTGATCTTAGCAGTGCTTTCGATCTCTTCTCCGCCCGCTGCAGCGACAGTAGAGGTCACTGAGATGTCAGCGTTGGGTGTAACACCATTGACATTCTCTAATACACCAGCAAATGAGAAAGTTCTAACACCATTGCTCTCTGGACCAGAGGTTGTTAGGTATGAGACTTCAATTCTTGCACCAGTATCAAGTTTCTTTCCTAGGACGCCATCTCCCAAAAGAATTTCATATCTTTCGTCTTCAATCTCGTCAATGAAGAATACTTCTGATGTGCCGTCTACACCTAAAATGTTATCTGCTACAAGATAAGGTTTACTAATACCACTACCAGTAGGGAATACCTTTACTCGGATAGTGTTTGTGTCAATATTGCGGTTATCAAGAATAAATCGCTGTGTCTTGAGTGCAGTATTAACAATAAACGTATTTGTTAGTAATGTACCCTCTTGAATAGGTACATCAGTGAATGTTGCAACGTTATTGACAACCTGTCCCTTTGCATCATCAGTAACAACGTACTGATAGACATTGTTGTCATAAGTTGAGATAAATCCTGTTCCCTTTTTCAAGAACAACTCAGTATCAGTTGTAGCGTTCTGATAAGTTGCAGTAAAAGAGATATATGCTGTTGGAGATGTAGCACTCTTGGGTCTGTACCCTAATTGCTTCGCTAGTGCTACTACGTTGTCCCTCAACGTGGCGCTATCAATGAATAGTTCATTGACTACCATGTTTGTATTGAACGCCGTATAATAGGTGTTATACGCTAGTACGTCAATGAGGTTGGATAATGCACTTCCCTCAAAGTCGTAGTCAGTAAATTCCGACTGTGCTCTAAGATAATCTTTCAGAGCTACCTTGATATCATCAAAGTCTAAATTTGCAACTTGAGTGTACGGCATTTATCGAGTTCTCTCTAAAAAGAATTCTACAGACTGTGGCAAATCATCACGTCCAACAATAGTGTAGTAAAGTTCTACACTATATCCGTCACTATCAAAATTTGGTTCACATAGAATATCATCAACAGAGATACGTGGTTCATATCTCATCAAAGTTTCTTTTATCGTACTCTTTACTATAGTAGCAGTACCATAATCTAGTGGTTCAAATAATGTTTTTGCTAGATCTGTTCCTAACTCAGGTTGAAACAGTCTTTCTCCCTTCTTTGTAAGAAGTAAGGCAGTGATCGCTTGTACGATAGCTGCCTTATCCTTCACCGTTACCAAATCGTCGGTAACAGGATGCTTCTTGAATGTAACACTCAGATCTTTAAATGTCTGAAAGGAAGGCATTTAGACACAGCTATAGGCTGTTTCTATTTATCACTTCCCACAGAATCCGTCCGCCCACTCTTCTTGATTGTCGAAGAAACCATCGTTCTCTTCGTTCTTCATCTTCGACGCCTTCTTTAGGTAACGCTCACTATCAATTTCCGTAATGAGTGTCATGCCAGACTTCTTAAAGTCTTCACTCTTGTCCACTCGTTTGTCCATTGTTGGTCTCCGTCCGTAGTTTTCGTTCAGCATTAGTTTCCCAAAAATAATCATCAGTGTCACCTAAACGTCCCCAGTCCGTTCCTGCTTCAACTTGATACTCAATGGTACTTACCTTGAAATCAGGTGTCTTGGGTTCTTCAGGCGTAATAGAGAGGTCATACAGACGCATCCTATTATTAGGATACAATGCAAACTGACCATTCTCTAACGCAATACAATTATGTGACTTGTGCTCTTGAGGCACTTCACTTACATTATTATCTATCACATCGATGTTCGCATGATAGTTATCTAACGTAAACAAGTATTGACCTCGTAACAATCCATGGTCTCTCGTTCGCACTTCGCAATCCATAGAGGATACGAACCCCTTATTGATCGCCATCACTCCATAATCCATACAGTTCCAGAATTGTAGATTTTCTAGAGACATATCGGGCGTCGGTGTTTTCGGCGCTCGGGTAAATGCAGATATCGGAAGTTTATCATACATCGCTCCATATTCTGGAAGATACGTTTCAAAATAAAAAGCGCGTCCAGGTATACTCTTACAAGCAACCCAGACACCCTCTACAAACTCTCCATGACCATCTTGATGATCTCGGAGATATTCCCGTCTAACCCATACCTTCTCACCTGGAAGATTACAAATTAAGTTCATATCAACTCAACCCATCCTGTGATGATCATTTTCTCATTCTCCATATCAATACGTGAACGATGAGTGTACATCCACTCTGCTGGCCAAATAACAGTCTTCCCTACCTGTGCTGGGATGTACAAATCCTGATACATGAATTCGGTTCCACCGTCAGGATTATCAGTTAGGTAAGTCATCCACACAAGGTGGCGTCTTGCAGCATGTTTCTGTGCTGTCCTCTCATGATGCCACACCTTGTATCCACCCTTCGGTTCATATCTTTGAATATTGAACTTCGGTGAAATACGAAGTGGCATCTTGCTCCTGTCAAATCGGTCAAAATACTCATCTAGACATCTATTCAGATTGTCAAGGTAAGATTTGATACGATCGTCAAAGTCTTGGTAATTAGTCGCAACGCATACATCGTAACTATCTTTGATATCGTTACAATCGCTCTTACGTCCTCCTACTTCCCCTTTCTTGATAGGATAGGTCTCATTGTTCCAATAGAAGTCTACAATGTCGTTACAGACGCTCTCAGGTATCTCTGAGAGATGCATAAACTTGTCCATTCACTTCCCTTGACCACGATAACGCTTCTTTGCCTTGTTCCGAGACGTTGCTGACAATTTCGTATGCTGTCCAGATCCTTGACGAGTTTTCTTCGGACGACTTTCAATCGTAGGTCCACCGCTCAGTCCGACTTTTGCTCTTGTTGCCATAATTATTCTGCTGGTGTATAGGTTTGTGTACCAATGATTATTGTAGGGTAGTTTACTGCTCCTGTCAAGCGTAAATTTGCAGGTGTTGCACCATCTGCTACACTCATATCGTTATGTACAGGAACTAAGATACCATTGAAATATACAGAAGTATTCTGTCTAGGTTCAATCCTAGTCCTCGGTAATGTAAACGGACTTGGAATAGTCAATGGATTAATTGGTACTCCAGGTATAGGTGCAAATGGTCCTGTCGGATTTACAACTAATACAGGAGCACCTCCACTCATAACAGTAGTAGGCAACGGAGCACCACCAATCGCTAATGGAGGATACGTCGCAGTAGCATTAGTCCTCGTCATTACTTCGATTGATGCTGCTGAGGCAATACCTCCAACAATACTAGGAACAGGTGGTGTACTCATACCGCTTTTGCTACTTTTACTAAGTCTTTCTTTATTCCCTCTACATTGTTATGTAGATAGTCCAAAGTCTCACTTAGTGTCTCATGCTTGCTCGTCTCTGGACGCCTGTACATCAACGTGGGGCGCTCCAACTGTGATATCCTCTGATCCAAGTTCGTCAATCTCTCGGACAACTTCAGGAGTGCTGTCTCCAACTTCTGCTGTCGCTTCATTAACTCTTCCATCGTTTTGATCACCTCTCAAATATGCATTAGATGCTTTACTTTCAAACTCATCGCAGAATGCATCGAAGTTTGCCAAAATTTCATCATAATCTTTAAAGTCAACTTTTTGGGGCATTTTTTTGCTGGGAAATTTTTTTAGAATTCAAGGTTTTGAAAAAACCATTTCGTAAAATATTTATCGATCGTCTGGATACTTTTGTAGGTTAGGAGGGACCCATGAATTTCGCTTGGCGCTTCGCGACCAATTAAAAAAGGGGCACATTACTGCCCCCTGTCCCCTCGGACTGTGCTTCAGTAGTTGTCGCACAACTCCTCAAGCATCTCATCCATCTCATCATGGTCAATGCCTGCGTCATCCCATGCGAGGTCGTCGCCGTTCTTCATGCCAAACACCTGCAGATGGGGGATCAGTTTGGCGTAACCGCTGTGCCCGTAGATGCGTGCCATGCGGTAGAGGTGCTCTTCGTTGTTGATCCAGAGACTGGCGCACCATGTCTCCCAGTTTGCCCATCCGTTGTAGGTAGTTGCTGTGGTCATGTGGTTCGTTTGTTGTGTATGTGTTTATTATAGCGGGTGATGGTCACACCCACCTGTCACCGTAGACAGTTCCCCAACCGTCACGCTGGTAGCGTCTGCGGTCATAGTCCTCAGCTGTGAAGTGATCGTCAAAATCACCCTCATCAGTGACACCGCGCACCATGTCCCCAAAGGTCACCCGCTCACACTCAGCAGCACGGCGGCACGTTGCCCGCTCTTGTCGTTCCTGCTCCATGACCTGCAGGGCGATGCTCTTGAGATAGGGGGAGCTGGCATAGATGCCGTCGCTGTCAAAGAGGGATTGTGCCATGGGGAAGTCTGTTGGTTTCATGCTCTTATTATAGGGGGTGACGGGGCGAAGTCTATACGAGGTGTGCCAGATGTTGATCCGTCACAGCATCGATGCTCTCGTCTTCATAGACCCTCACCCATTTGATAGGGTCGCCGCTGGTCATCTTCCAGATCATCTGATCACCCTCACCAATGACCGACTGACAGATCTTGTATGCTGTGTCAATGTCGAGGCAGTAGATCGCACCGTGTGGATCGAACTTCGCCCATGCTGCGGGTTGGACTGCCCATTGGGTTTGGTGTGTCATTTGGTTTTTTTCTTGTTGTTCTTATTATAGCGACCCAGCAACCAATTGCTGAGCCCTGTGGACACTTTGCCAGACTGTCCACTGTGTGGGACGTATGGCATCGAATAGTGAGACAATGGAGGCAGCCGAATCTGGTTAACAATTAAGGGGGAAATAATCCCCCTCATTAGTTATGCAAACTCAGCGAAAGTGTAACCGTTGATGAAATCATGAGTCACTTTGTTGTCCATCACGAACCACTGAAAGTTCTTTTGAAAAATGCCATCAGTGAAACCATTACAGAAGCGGTTGATGATAGCATTGAGACGAGATTTGGTGGTGTTGGATTGCCAACCGCCATCAAATACTTTCACGAAATCGTCACCCACGGTTGCAATGTGATTGCCATGCAAATACACAAAAGATTCACCGTTGCAGTTAACTACTTCAGTGTTTGCAGATTTCCAATCCTTGCTGTTAGCAATGGCGTTGTTCATGAGTGTTTCGATTTTACGCATGTGGTGTTGTGTGTTGTGTACAATGTTATTATGACTCGGATTGCCTGCCGAGTCAACAGGTAGTGGACACTAGGTCAACTGTCACTCACCAAAGAAGGCGAAGTGTGCATCTAGGACAAAATCAATGACTTCATCTGTTGCATTGCAGTTGAACCGATCACAGAACCAATCCACCGCCATCTCAGATGATGCCATGGTGTCACACATGAACTGCTGCAGTTCCAGCAGGTTGTCGTCGTTGATGAGTTTGTTTGTCATGTGCCTATTATAAGCATAGGGTTTGGCGGTGTGCTGGT